ATTTTGTCTACCTCATGCTCAAGCGGACCATTTGATTTACGCTATTCTATAGAAATAGTTAAATTTCATGAATTTTGCCGCATTAATTGCCATAAAAAAGAAATTAGTGAAATTATAGGTAATATTTACGAAAATCCAGAACTATTGGAGAAAGTAGATGACAAATAAATATCCGACCGTGGAAGAATGTATAGAAATTATTAAAAAGATACGATGGAAGAAGAGCAAGGGTCGTATATTCCCAATAAGCAGAAAGATCACAAGAAAACATAACAAGTTGTAGCTGCACCATCATATCTTTGTAAGTTGATAAAATAATAATTTATTTCAACAACTTATGGAGGATATGATGAGTGAGTTTTCCAGAGAAAAAAGAAGTTCTTTTGTTAAAAGCATGATCATTACGTTGATAATCGGAAATATGGCGATTGCAGGTGTTCTGTTGGTTGGAATAATTGGCTACATGCATTATGCTGACTTAACATTAGCAGATGCATTTGTTAATGCTGCTAATATTATTAGCGGAATGGGGCCTACTAGCCACATGATAAGCGATGAATCTAAAGTATTCGAGGGATGCTATGCTATCTTCTGCGGAATCTACTTCCTTGTAATAGTCACCTTGATATTTTCACCCGTTGTGCACTATTGGGTTAGCATGATGAAGCATCTTGCAGTAATTGAAGCAAAAGACAAGCTAGACGAACATGTTAAATAGGAGGAAGGGGCTTTATTTCTTGCCCCTTATCCGCTCCATTCTTAATGTATAAAGCAGAACTTCCCGCAGCAAATATCAATCCCATGCCAGCACCAAAGGTCATTGCCGTATAAGTCTTGTAGTTAATTAGCTCAAGCACTAGAAACCCGATAACGCATAGCAAGAAGCATACGCGGAACACGTCCCCAGTCTCATTGTCGTTGAGCGTTAAACATGATTTTACGAAGTCATTTAGCATAATATTTTGGTATCAGTGATGCGCATTCGTCATTGCTGGCAATGCGATTTTCAGTATAAAGAATATACTCACATATTCTTCGTGTCCTAATCCCTGTCAATGCCCTGCCTGACGCAAAACACCATGGCAAGAATTGCAGCGCTTCCGATCCATCTTCTAAATTTGCATTTACCTTCTTAAGAAGGGTAGAGCTTTTTAATGCAGGAATGCCAAGATTGTATGCAAAATCTATTAGCGCGCACAATTGATTGTCATCCATGTCATAGCTTAATAAATGGCTTACCTGATCAAACAATACATTAACCCTTTTTTCTAGGTCATCTATTGCCTGCTGCTTTGTCCACTGAAGTCCTAAGACAATTCCTGGCCCAGTTGCTCCATATCCAATTGTCTGAATCCCAGCTGGGCATAGGTATGCCTTTAATCTTAATCCTTCAAAGTTCTTTATTAGATTAATTGCATTATCTAAATTAGCCATAAACTCACTATATAGTTGTATTTATTAAGCATTTTAACTAATATAACTTAACAATCTTTTGTTATCAACAATTAATGGCAACCATGGCTAAAAAAATAACTGCTGCTACAGAAGAAATACTCAAGGAAGATGAAGTTAAATCTAATAAAAAGATGAATGCGGAAAAAATGACGGCACTTGGCCATACCGCGTGGAGATACAAGCTACAAGGGCATTCGTACACCGAAATAGGCAGAATGCTTGGCGTTACAACGTCACAAATTAAGCATTATATTAACGCTATTCATGACGAATATAAAATGGAAGTTTGGCACGATGTGGAAGAATTCAGGCAATCATTAGTCATGCAGTTGCTTTACATGGGCAATGAAACTCAGAAGTTATGGACTGAGGCAAAGTTAAATGATTCTGTATCTGTAGATCACATAGCCTACTTAGAAAACAATAGAAAGATGATTAAGGATGTTCGAGACCTCATGGGCCTTGATGCTCCTAAGCGTACAGAGATGCAAGTTAGCACTGGTGAGCAGCCATACACTATTTCTATTGATCTAACTGGAACAAAAGGCTAATGCCAAAGCCCATAAATTATAAGCCAACTCCGACAGGTCTAGCATTTCATAAAGACCCCAATAATGTTAGGTTGCTTGTAGGCCCTATTGGCTGCGGAAAGTCAGTTGCATGCTGCATGGAATTGTTTAGGCTTATGGCTTCTCAAGAGGCTAGTGTAGATGGGTTTAGGCGCACAAGAATGGTGATCATACGTGAATCGTACCCCATGCTTACAAGCACCACCCTCAAGACCTGGAAAGATCTTTTTCCAACTCCTGAGACGGGGCGAATTGTTCATGCGTCCCCTATCGTTCATTATTTCGAGTTCGGAGACATTAAATCAGAAGTAGTATTTATGTCTCTTGAGACTGATGCTGATATTAAAAAGCTCATGTCGTTAGAGGCTACTTTCATTTGGATTAATGAATGTAGATTCTCCTTACTAGACATTCTTCATCACTCAGTTGGACGAGCAGGTCGATACCCTTCTCAAGGATTTGGCGGCGTTGAGGCAACAAGAAGTGGCGTAATACTAGATACAAACCCATGCGCAGATGATCACTGGGTATATAACCAATTCGAAACAGCTAAGCTACCAGAAGGATATTCAGTTGCTCACTATCCACCTGGCCTCATTGGTCACAGAGATGATGCAGGAGTAATGCACTGGGAAGCCAATCCAAACGCAGAAAACATAGAAAACTTGCCAAAAGATTATTACATTAAAGCAGCAAGAGGGCCTACAGAAGAATGGGTTAGAGTGTTCCTGTGTGGCGAGTACGGAACATCTAGTGATGGTCGTGCTGTGTACCCAGAATACAATGACATGATGCACTACAGACCAAATCTCAAGCCAGTTAATGGAGTGCCAATAACACTAGGGTGGGACTTTGGGTTGACTCCAGCATGCATTATTGCTCAGCTATTGCCTAATGGCCAGTTACTCATTCTTGAAGAAATACTCACTGACTATATGGGCATAACATCATTTATTGTTAATTGCGTTAATCCCATCTTAACTAACAAGTATGGTGAATTTGAAATAGCAACTTCCGTTGGCGATCCTGCTGGCTCTGCTGACATGGGGGGAAAGCTTAATGAACGCCAAACATGCTTTACCATTCTTAAAGATCATGGCATTGACACTAAGGCAGCAAAAACCAACAAGTTCTTGCCTAGAAGAGAATCTATTGCAAGAAGGCTAACTACTCTTGTCGATGGTGAGCCAGCAATCATGTTTGGCCCTGATGCACCAAGAACCCGAAAGGGCATGAAAGGTGCCTATCATTATCGAAAGATCAACGTAGCTGTAGGACAAGGCGAAACTAAATTCAAAGAAGAGCCAGAAAAAGATCAATACTCACACCCACATGACGCATTGCAGTATATCGGCCTAGAATATGATAACTTTAAGGCTCCTGAAACTACTCAGAAAATTAACTCTTTACTCAATAACTTAGGCTATGGAAATAGCGGACGGAGGTTTTAAATGGCTGTATCTAGTTACCTATTAGGCGATCGTGCTGATGACGAAACAGCAGATAGAAACCTCACGGAAGACGAAACTTTATCGCGTACTGTTGAACGCGTTAATGATTGGTTCAGCTACTTTAATCAAAACATAGAAAATGCACGTGATGACATCTATTTTGCCGTGATAAATCAGTGGGATCAAGATCTATACTCGGAACGTGTTCAGCAAGGCAAGGCATGTCTTCAGATTAACTTTATTTACTCAATTATTGCGTCATTAGTTGGCCAATATCGCAAACAGACTCCAGAGTTTAAAGTATTTACAATAACTAACGAGACCAACCCACAAGTAAAAGTAGATCAAGATATGATCGATATTTACGACGGCTTAATGCGCCAGATATTCTTTGATAATAACTCTTCTATCATATTTCAGCAAGTTGGTGAAAGTGCTCTACTGCGTGGATATGGGGCTATTGTTATTAATGTTGAGTATGAGTCTGATTTTTCATTTAATCAAGTTCCTAAGTTTAGATGCATTGACGACCCATTGATGTGTTTCTTTGATCCAACAGCCAAAGAAAGTACTAAAGCAGATGGAAGATACTGTGGTGAAGTAATTACCTATTCTTTACAAGAGTTTAGGGATAAGTTTCCTCAATCTAAATACGCAGAAGAGGGAGCATTGCCAACTTCATTTCCTATTACTCAAGTAGATAGAGAATTTGAGAGCTTTTGGCGCGCAGAAGAATGGATTAGAGTAGCTAACTGCTTCGTTAAGCAGGCATATCCCATAGAAATTGCCCAACTAAGTGACGGCAGATCAATGCTGCTAGCAGAAGCTAAGAAAGAAGTCGAAGAACATCAGCTCTTAATGGAAACAGTTAAGCGAAAAGAGAATGCCCTTAAGAAGAAACTTGCTAAGCGTGGTCATGTTATTAATGACAAGTCTTTCTTAGACAATCACGAGCCACTAGAAATTGTTGATACACGTGACTCTATTGACTACAAGATTATTAACTACGTGATGACGCCAGATGAGATATTAGAAGAAGCAGTCTGGCCTAGCAAGATTATGCCAGTTATCTTTGTCGATGGGCATAGCCAATATATTGATGGAAAACAATATACGAAGTCATTCCATAGAACTGCTAAAGATGCCCAAAAAGTAGTGAACTATACGGCATCTGAAGCCATTGAAAACTTAATGAACTCGCATAAATCTCAATGGATAGGAACGCCAGAAAACTTTGCTGGTTATGAAAACGTATGGAGAAACCCATCTTTAGCAACAGGAGCTTTAGTAGCTAATCGTGATGCGTCAGGAAATTTGCCAGAACAACAACAGCCACCTACTATTTCGCCAAACTTCCTCCAAATGTTTCAGCAGTCTGCTCAAGATATCAAGGCTACATTAGGGTATTACGAGGCAAATACTGGAGAACAAGGCAAAGAAATATCAGGCGTTGCTATTGCAAACAGAGCTAAACAAGGAGCGATGGCAAGCTTTGTGTACTTTGATAACTGGGGCAGAGCTATTGAACAAACAGCTAAATGCATCATGTCGCTTATTCCGGCTCTTTATGATAATAGCCGTAACATCATGATAAGAACTGAGAAGGGAGAGCAGAAATCAGTAGCTATTAACAAGCCTAATGGTCAAGATTATGATAATGACATGACTAGCGGAAACTATGGTATTGAAGTATCTGTAGGATCTAACTACGAGATTCAGAAACAAGAGAATCTTGATGCGCTGAAAGACTTGATGGCAACACTTGCCCCAACTAATCCTGAACTCGTTGGCGCACTTGCTGATCTATACGCTGCCAATACTGACCTAGAAAATACTACGCAAATTGTAGATCGTATTCGTGAGTTAATTTTAGGAAAGAGTCCGCAAGATATTCTTCGTGAAGAAATGGACTTGCCTCCATCACCACCCAAGCCAAATCCTCAAGCAGCTATGATGCAAGCTGAACAACAAGCTAAAATGGCAGAACTGCAATTGAAAGCTCAAGAAATCAAGCTAGAGCACGATTCTAGAATGGCAGAACTGAACTATAAGACTCAAGAACTACAGCTAAAGATGATACAAGCGAAGAATGAGGCCGACAAGATAGCAATGATGGCACAAGATAACAGAGTAGAAATATACAAAGCCGATAAGTCATTAGAGGAAATAAAAACAAGTACTGCTGCCGAAAGATATAATTCAGACTCTGATGAAAGAGTTGCGAAAATAGAAGCATTGTCAGCTGCTCATACTGCCGCTATGCAAGCCCATGAGAAAAGCATTGAGCTTCATAAGATGGAATATGAGTCTAAGTCAGATAAAGAGTAAGTAAGCATTCCCGCTAATAAAGGTTGTTCGACAATTCTTTATTAGCGGAACTTACTAATAAAGAATCCCGTTATTAAAGTTTATATCGCAATTATTTAATAACGGGATACACCAATAAAAATATACAAAAAATATTATTTAGTATAATATCATATTTTTATGATATCACATACAGGAAATTGCATGGGCATGCATACTGAGCTGTTGCTCAAGTGCGAGATATATGAAGATATAAACGACAATACTCACGATGTGTTGTGTTATCTTTTTAATGACGCAAAAAAGCCTGATAAATTGCCAGACCATGAGTTCTTTAAAAGAGAAAGATGGCATCAAATAGGAAGCATGTCTAGCTTCTATCATGTGCCATTTTCTTCATCTAAATACCGAAATGCATTAAGTGAAGGAAAAAAAGGCGGCCATATCTTTTCAAGAAGCGACCTTAAAGATTATCATGGTGAAATAGAGTGCTTTATTGATTGGGTAATGCCATATATTAAAGAATATGCAGGTCATTGCATTGGCTGGACATGGTACGAACAAGAAAACTCCCCAACTTTAATATATAAAAAATAGATTAATACATCAAAGGCCCAATTAAGGGCCTTCTTTTGTTAGCAAAGACCTTTTTCAGCCTTAGGCAATGCCTTACCGCAATCAGCGCTAACGTTGCCACCGAAAGGCATCTTAACATCTTTAAGGCCATAGCCATTGCTGCTAACGCCGGGTTTAGCAATTCCACGCGTCATTTTCATGGCGTCGCTCATTGCTGGCTCACGGCTCATTTTCTTTGGAGCATCTTTGTACATAATATTAACCCTTATAAGTAGTTGAATAAATTTAATATTAACACACTGCCATTATTTATTGTTGTCAACATGCGCATAAAAAGAAGCCTCGAAAGTTGCGCATTGCTAAGAGGCGTCGAGGCTATATTGCTATTATTATAGCAAGTTCTTATTTCTTCTTAAAGGATTTAAGAGTTTTTGCCAATGCCACTTCTTTTCGAATCGTTGGATTTTTAGACTTTGCACCTTTAGCAAGCTTCTTTTCAGGTATTTTTTTACCTTCAGGAACCCCTAAATTTTCATGTAAAGCACCTTTGTTTTTAGTTGCTTCTGCAATCCAATTTTTCTTAGCCATGTACAGCGCCTTCAATTGTTTCAACCAAAGACTCAGCAGCAGCAACAACTGGCGCAGCTTCAGGGCATGCGGCATCAATTACGGCTTCAGCAACAGGCATAGCTTGATCAACTAATGACTCTGGCTTAGCTTCTACTGGAGCAGCAGGAACGGCGCCCTTAACTCCAGCAACAATGGCATTAACGTGATCAACTGCATCTAAGTCATGCGACTTAAGCGACATCTTGCAAACATTACGAATAGCGGTTAATACTTCTTCGGTAAGTTCTAAAAAGTTCACGATAACACCCCGTTTAATTAAAAATAATATTTAACACAAATAATACTAATTGTCTACTATTTTGCAACCCATCCAGTATTGCCAGATCCACTTTCTTTAATATACAGGGTCGTATTTGCGCCGCCATCTATTCTTAAGTACAAAGATCCGACATTAGCAGTCACAACAGTTTCAGGTGATCCAGTTCCAGACATTATCGTTAGCGGATTATTAGTCAGCTTAGTTACTGTCCCAAGAGCATTTACGTCAAACTTGTTTGGGAATGTTTGATCGTCAATAAATACAGGTGCACCGCCAGATGTTGTACATTCAAATCTGTATGGAACAGCATCAGAAATGTACACATTGACAGGAAGCTTGCCACTTGAGCTCATAGTAAGCGTAGTTGCATTAGGCGTAGTCAATCCTGAGTCTGAATAAGTTGCAAGAGGAGTGGCCGACCCTCCTGCATATGACTTAATGGTGCCAGCATTAAGCACAGCGCCAAGTCGGTCGTAGAACACATTAGCAGTATTAAAAACAAGAATGGCCGTCATTATGGGGTGCCCCCGTCTGTTATTATCCAAGTATAAGTTGTGGTGAGCGTTGCCCTTGCTGCAACCCCATTAACTCCACCTGAGGTGGTGTCATAATGGCTATTGCCTCCACTAAATGTTACTCCAGAACGAACGACTTGGGCAGCCCACCCTGCTAATAAATTATTGTAATTTGCATTAGATAAAGTTACCCCTGTAAACATGCCTCCGCCTCCTAATCCAACTAATGCCGTAACATTCCACGATCCTATGTTCTGGTTGAATGATGTGGCGTTATTGAACATCTGGTTCATTGTTGTAACTTTAGAGGTATTCCATCCGCTTAAGCTTTGGTTGAAAGATGTGGCGCCACTGAACATCTGGTTCATTATTGTAACATTAGAGGTATTCCATGAGCCTATGTTCTGATTGAATAATAGGCATGATTGAAACATGGCAGACATATTTGTAACTTTAGAAGTGTTCCAGGCTCCAATGTTCTGATTGAATACTAGGCATGATCTAAGCATATTGTTCATATCTGTAACATTAGAGGTATTCCATGAGCCTATGTTCTGATTGAATACTGAAGCGTTAATAAACATTAACGACATATTTGTAACACTTGAAGTATTCCAAGATCCAATGTTGCCATTGAAAGCTGAAGCGGTATTAAACATGCTGCTCATATCTGTAACATTAGAGGTATTCCATGAGCCTAGGTTCTGATTGAATAATAGGCATGATTGAAACATGGCTGACATGTTTGTTACATTGCTGGTATTCCAGCCATTTAAGGCTTTATTAAATACTACGCAAGCCGCAAATGCCCCTGTCATATTGGTGATAGAAGACGTATCCCAGAAATTAACGGATGGTATTGTTCTTAATAAAGAACACGATCTAAATGCAGACGCTAATGATGTTGTTACAGTCAAGTCAAGAATATCAATTGCGGTAATTATTAAATTAGCACACCCGTTGAAGTACCCACCTTCAGAGGTGCCAAGCTGCATTGTTCCCCACTGATCAACTTTTAGCAACTTAAGCTTATCTCCACCATTATTAAAAACAAATCCTCTAAATGTTCCTGTTATTGATACTACGTATATTCCAGCAGCGCTGTATGTATGAGTCCATGCAGCATCATTATAGGTGGTGATTGTACTTGTGTTGCCGTCACCCCAGTTAACAACACAATTATATGAACCTGTAACTACGGTAGGTATAGTAATCTGCGTGCTAGTTGATGTTCCAGCCTTAGTTGTGTCCCATTTAGTAATGAATTCTCTTGCTCTCCACCCACCAACTAGCATTTTTAACATTATCTATATCTCACCATTGTTAATGCCCCAAAAGCCGTGCATGTTCCAGCTGAAAATGTTGCTTTGGCTTTCAAGTACAAAGTTCCTGACGTTGATGTATTAAAAACATATGAAATTGGCGTCGTAGATCTTGCTGTAACACCAACCACGAAAGGAGTGCCATAAGATGTGTTATCAGTAGTTTGGCCAGTAGTAGATACGCCTGAGGCAGTTCCTAGAAATGACTGAAGCTCAGTTGCCGTTATTCCTGTACCAATGTAAGTTGGGTTAGCGGTAACCAGCCAATCACCGGCAGTGTATGCGACGCTTGTGACCACTGCTACAGTGGCGGTAGTCAATGATACCCCTGAGGATGCAACAATGTTTTGAAGAACCTCTCCTACATATCCCGTAGATGCTGTCGATGCGTCCGTAACGCCTATTCCTTGATTAACAGGAAAGCCAATCCAAGCGCTATTTGTTCCAGCTATGCCGATATAAGTTGATTGCAGAGCCGTTTGATTTATTGCTGGCGCAGTGCCGCTATTAATCGCAAAAGTAATATTAGACCAAGCAACAGACCTTCCGCCAGTTGCATCCTGAACCAACTCAAGAATAAATTCTTTTTCAGTTAGGGCGCTTACTGTTGATGCAAGCGTAATCGTCGTATTAGCAGTTAAAACTATTTTCTGATATGCGCCATTTGCTGGGTCAATGGTTATAGAAGATCCTGAGTTAGCAGCAAACTGCTTGTTAATAATTGCAGGGCCTGTGCTATTGGTTATTTGTCCAGAAACATTTAGAGTAGTTGCTACAACTCCTGTTGAGTTGGTAGTAGTGGAATTAACCGTAACAATATTGCCGGTGGCTGCCCCTACTGTTGTAGATGCAAGTGTTGCAATATTACCAGTCGTGGAATTAACCGTAACAATATTGCC